GGGGTAAGTCCTTCTGAAATAAGCATGCTATCCTCATCGACACCTTCCCAGAAACCTCTGCCGGCCTGCTCGCTTGCTATATAGACACTTCCGATTGTAACGGTTCTTGTGCTGTTGCCTGCCTTTGGCATTCCTGTCGACTGGTTGACCTGACTCTTTGGAATAACGTATTCGCCCTTGTGGACAACTCCAGCAACCTCATTCATACCACCTGTGCCAGTGAATCCGCCAGTAGCAAAACCTGGTATGACATCTCGCACGCGCCCAAGCGGGCCAGGTATGTCCCAGTCGCCAATATGCCTTCGTAGGAGATTGCCAACGTTACCTATCGATGCAACTATCCTTCCGGGGATCTGTGACACAAAGTCCCAGGCACGAGCAAATGGCGAGGTTATGTAGTGATATACGCCGCTCAAAGCGTTACCAATGGAAGAGCCTACCGACAAGAATGCACCGACAATCTGTTCTCTATATTTAAGAATAAGCGCAAAAGCACTGCCGACTGGGTTTACCAGGAAGCCGACGATCATCATCCAGTTATCTCTTATCCAGTTAAGGCCAGTTTCAAATGCGCCTTTTATTGTGTCCCAGTGAGTCATTATTAGGTACGCCACGGCCCCCACAGCTGCGCCTATTGCGAGGATCGGCCAAGTAGCAGCAATAGTTGCAACGGCGGCTGTCGCAGCAGCAGCAGCCCAGGCAACGAAGGCACTCACCAGGAGTCCGCTTATCATGCCGGCTACTATGGCCAACACGACACGGTTCTCGTTCAAAAAGCCGAATACTTTAGCGAATACGGTTAGCAAGAAACCGAGGACCGTTACAAGTCCACTCACAGCAGCGGTTACGGTAGGAATCATCTGCTGCACTTTTGGCATAGCAGACTCGGCAGCCTTTTTGATCTTATCGAATACGCCGCCCTGGACAATATCGCCGGCGACACTGATACCAACAGCAGAGCGAAGCATCTGCCCAAAGCCGTCCTTGATGTTTGAGACAACACCGTTAAATGACTTCGACTGCTTCTCCATCATACCGCCGAACTTCGAGCCCTCGCCGGTCAGGGAGTTTAGGGCGACCTCGACTTCTGGGAAGCCAATCTTACCTTGCTCGACGAGCTTCTTAATCTCGCTCTGTGGCTGCTTCATGGTGTTAGCAAGAGCCTCGATCATAGGTACACCGGCGTTGGTGAACTGGAGTAAGTCCTGGCCCATCAGCCGGCCGGCAACTTTTACCTGACCAAATACGTTAGTAAGCTGTCCTACTGGTACACCAAGACCAGCAGCTAAATCTCCCAGCTTGGTCATCGTCGGCAGCAGATCTTTCTGTGCAAAGCCGAACGCAAGCAGCTGCTTAGTTCCGGCAACAACTTCGGGTAGCTCAAATGGGGTGCTCTTCGCGAACTGCGCAATATCGGTCATCAGGCCACGGGCCTTGTCGGCAGAGCCCAACATAGTCTCAAAGGCGATGCGCGACTGTTCGTACTCGCCGGCAGACTTTAGGGCCATGCCGCCTGCAGCTGCAGTAGCAGCACCTGCTGCAGCAATACCTATGGCTGCGGTCCTGGCAACTGTCCCGAGGACGGCGGCACGCTTCGAGGCGTTATCTGTACTACTATCAAGTTTACCTAGTGATTTGGTCGTATCATCAAAAGCTCTCAGATCAGCGTCTGATTTTATAAGTATGCCGATTTGGTTTTCGCTGCTAAGTGATGCCATTATTGCCCTCTTTGTTTTTTAGGCTCATCAGTTGACTTCTGGCCATATTCATTTTCTAGCGACATCATCTCCAGATCTTCCTGGATAGTGTCGAATGGTGTCAAGCCGGCCTCTCTTGGGCTTATACCCATCTCTCTTCGCCAGATGAACAACTGGTACTTGAACGGCAAGGGCACCGGAGACTTCTTATTATCGCGACCAGCCGTTATGGCTAGGATAATGTTTTTTTTTGATCTACTGGTAGCCCGCTCTTTGGCTGTGGTAACTTGCTAGACAAGAAACCATAGTCGACAATATCAAGCTGACTCACAGTATCGGGGTTGATTGGTAGCTTGCCCGCATCGTCTTCAAAATTCCAGTCTTTAATGCGAACAGCTAGCATTGCAAAAGATGCTTGTACATCTGTACCTGAAGGGTCTACCAATATGACATCATTTGCGGTTAGCGGTCCGATATCAAGATCAACCCATGCTCGGTCAGTTTCTATGGGCTCCTTCTCGGTAGATGGGAGTGCGAGGCGGATGATCTCTTCTTTTGCTTCAAGTCGTGGCATGATGGCTCCTAGATTGTGCTCACTGCGTTAATGATGGCTAGTTCCATGCCCTTACCATCTGATGCGTCATAGTTGCCGCCAAACTCTTGTTCGGAGTAAACTGTGCCGCCACTTTCGGTCTCTGGTGGAAGTGTCTTCATGGTCATGTTATTAAGGGTAACGCGGAGCTCATACTGATTAGTCGATCCGGAGTAGCTGCGCATAACAAGAGCCTTCTTGGTCATGGCGTTGTATGCCTTGATATCGTCGGCTGTGTCAAAGAATTTCTTTAGCTTAAAGTTGTAGTCACCAATGGTACGCACAAGGCTGGCTGGATCGTAACTGCCGGATCGCTTGCTGCCTTCGTCGTCTTCGAATTCCCACATAAGTGCAAGCTCTGTCCCAGGCTCTAATCGTGTCTGGTTTGACGTAGTGGCGCTGTTAGTCTGCGCAGTAGAAGCGTCAGCTGCAAAATAGAACTGTGTGAGGCCCCAAAGGAATGGTCGCTTGATGGATAGGCTAGGAGTAGCTGGACGGAGCACAACCATGTCTCCACCTGCTACGCTCGTAGCAGAACCAACCGTAACAACAGTCGCGCTGTCCACGGAAGTAACAGTAGTGTTTAAGGTAGTGCCGTTTGCAAGCTGGAACTGAATTAAGTCACCGGCAACAAGACCCTTAGTTGGCTCTGGATCGTAGTCAGTCTTTAAAGTAACGGCTAAGGATGCAACTGAAGCGACTTCGCGGCCATAGAACGAACCAAGAGCAGCAACGTCTAGCTCAAACTGCATCTTCTGGTCTTCCCAGGTAATATTGAAATTAGATGCTTGTACGCCCCAGAAACGAACAACCTGAGAGCCAAGGGAGATATCTACGGTATAGCTATTTGGATTGGTTGTGTTAGAAAGACCAAAGGTATGAGTATATGGGTTGGATCCAGAGGTCGCAGACTTGGTTAGGCCCATATCAGCCCAGCGTGCAGCGGTGTCTGGCTCGGCCATAACGGTCAGCTGGCCACCATGTGATCGAGTGCCACGAAGGTGTTGGTAGTTCTTGAAACGAGTTCCGTATACCGGAGTATCGGCCATGAAGTGCTGATCGGTCATCAGGCTTTGCTTATAGTACGGAGTGTATGTGTCCGGAGTTACCGGTGTCCCGACGCTTGATTCTTTTTTAATAGCTGCATAGCCAGTTGCTGCATTACGTTCCACCATTACTCGGTCTCCTTAGTTTCTGTTTTAATTGTATCAGCTGGCGCGCTAACAGCATCGCCCATGTATTTGAAGTTCGGGTTCTCGATAGGTAGAGAACTCTCTACAGTCTCTCCCGGCTCTACGATTCTCGGGTTAATAACACCGTCATTGGTAAGCGTCTGAGTAGTCTCGCTCACATTTTGGTATTTGTACATGTTTTTATTCTCCTTATATTGCTATTGCTTGTCAACCTCTGGATGGCACCGCTGCCAATCTTTGCAGCGTCACGGTAACATATGCCTCTTGTGTATAAGTGTCTTCGCCCCTCTGGATAATGTCAAAATCGGTGGTTATATTGCTCTGGAGAACTGCGTTTTCCATTGTTATGTTTTTGCGAATTGCATACATAACAGTTTCCGGGAGATATTGACCTTGTGATGCGTGGCCTTCAGGATACTGTCCCTTTACGAGTTTTCGTAACTTAAATTCGGTAAGATCCGTACTCTCGTCTGCTCCGATATCATCCTTGCGGTTGAGCGCCAGTATTATAACGACTGTCTCTGTAATGAGATCAAGTCCGGTCGCATCAGACTCAACAGCTCCGGTGGTCTCGGATACCATAATACAGGGTAACTGAGCGTCGGCTATATCTTCGGGTTGGCCATTGAAATAGGACTTAAACTGATCCCCAAAAGTGTCTTTTAGCAACGCCAGTATTCTAGCAACGCCGTCTTTATAGTAGCGATCTGCTTCTTGCATCATGCAGCCTTAATCTTCTGGGTTATTTCACGGGTAAGCTCTTCGCGGACCATGCGCTTGATCTGGTCGTTGACTCCCAGCATCGGTCGGCGAGGTATCTTGGTTCGAGGCTCGCTTGACTGATGATACTTAAACTGTGGCGCGGTGTTGCCGACCAGAACAGATGTGCTGGTAGCAGAATAGTTGAAGCTGTCCTTCATTGTACCGGTAGCCACAAGGATTGGGCGACCTGGGTATAGCTTTGCTTTGCGGGCAGCATACCGAGCACTCAGAGGCTTCCATCCGCTGCCAAAAACGCCACCTTGAGATAGCATGCCCTGATTAGCATAATAGTCGGCAGCCTGCCTACCAATAACCGACATGCTGGACTTGAGATCATATATAGATGATCCGAGCTTTTTTATCTTAGCTCTTACTTCCCTAGTGCCGGTGATGGTAATTGAAACGTTCATTAGTACCTATCGCTCATTCTGAATTGTCGTTCGGCGCCGCCATACTCACCTTGAGTTGTAGCAGTCTCTCCGTTGGGCCAGGCGTTGTATCCGCCCGCGTTGGTTACAGTATCGGCTTCGCCGGTAACTCCCGTTAGCTTCAGTTCCTTGTTGTTGATACGGGTAAGGATCGCTTTGGCGGCATCAATGAACTCTTGCCCCTGCGCACGCGTAGAAGCAGAGCTAGCACCAAACTCTGAAGTTAAGAGGTATCCTGCGGCTAGTAGCTGGGCAACTTCTCGAATCAGCGGGTTTATTGGCGTAGTAAACGGCACGACATAAAGTCCGGTAAGTTCGGCGTCGATATAAGCCTTGGCGGCTTGGCGCTTCTGATCGACTAGGGAGTCCGGCAGGTACTTATTATTCTGCAGGCCGGCTTTCTGTTTTACGTCATCGACAGAGCAGTACAGGCCATAGCTAGCGCCTCTTGAGGCGGTCGAGTCGGGGAGCGTTGTCTCAGTAGATGCAGTTGAGTTGTAGAACGTGAACTTGTACCAGTAACTTGAACTTCCATCGGCATCGGTATAGGTAGTCGAGACCTGATCGAAGTCAATATCGACAGTGGCGAGTAAAGAGAAGGAAGCATCGGCCGGCGCGGTGCCGTTCACATTAGCGGCCCGGTATATTCTAATCTTATTACCAAACAAACTATGAACATCGTCGAAGCGGTTATGGGGTCGAGCTAGGGCGCTTACACCTATAGTAGTCGCGTTAGATATACCGCTCGCCACGAGGTTCTCTCCGGTATCGCTGCCCAGGCGGCCGACATAAACTATATCGTTAGCCGCAAAGTTTTGATTGTTTTTTACCGATAGGCTAGTGGCCGCTGCGGCCACATCTGCATCGAGCTCAGTACGCTCTTTTATGTTGAGTGAGCTAAAATTATTAATCTTTATGGTTTGCGACATAGTGTTCCTTTGTTTGTATTATACATACTGCTTAAGCCTCCAGGTAAATAGTCGTATCTTCCCTCGGCGCCTCTCCCATAGTTAGGGCCTGCTCGCCAAGTACAATCGGGTTGGTGCGGTACAAGATATCTTCCTGCTCAGGCTCCGTAAGAAGCTCTGTTAGCATCGCGTATCCTGTTTCTGCGTAGTATATTCCTGCGTACATAATATAATCTTACATGAATATGACTTGAGCCAGAAAAGTCGACACAACCGCTTGTGTGTAGGTTAAAGGTGTAAGCAAAAAGTCCTGGTCTGTTCCATCGTACATCCAGTTAGTAAAAGTTGGATTGGCTGTCAGGTCATTCATTGTATCTGCTAAATCATTCATACTATATATCCATAAACGTTTGTAGTTCTAATACTGAAACAGTAGTTCCAGATGCGCCGAAGAACCTAGCGGTAGATCTTACCGTTGCCGTTCCAGAAGTGGCTACGCCCGGGCTTAGAAGTGGCAAGTTTGGTGACCTGACAGCACTGTTCCTGAATCCACTATGAGGCGCTGCGTATATACCCGATGTGTCTAGTATCTCGGCCAGGAATATTGTGGCGGCCCCTGCCGATGCAGGAGTTGTTATCTTTATATCGGTAATGTCCCTTACGCCTGAATCGCCAACTTCCAAAGGTAGGCGCAGTAGCGTACCAACTGCGGTGCTCGTGGCTGGTAAGGTAGTTGCGATTGTACCAGTTCTGCTGTTACCGTCCTGGTCTACGTAGTCGATCGTAAATATAGCGGCCGTGGTAGTTGTTGCGGTCGTAATGTAGATATACGGAGTTAGAGCGATTGGCTGCGAGGCTTGGCCCATTTTAGTCCTGAGTATTGGGAAGGTTGCGGCATCGTGCGTAAATTCTCCGCTAGATGTAGTTAGGTTAAGAGTGCCTACTTGATATAGATTGACAATGCTGTGGCCAATTGCGCGGTTAGACAAAGCCGTGAAACCAATTAACCTATTTACTGTCGCTCCTGGCTGTAGGACCATGCCAACCAAAGCCGAGTGCAGAGTTGTTCCTATTGCATTCCAGTGCAGTCCGCCAGATAGTCCACCACTAGCTGCAGCAGCAGCTGTAATTGCTCCAGATGCTATTGTCGGGAGTATAATATTGGATTGTTTTCCAGCCTGAATCTTCTCTTGTAGTGCTGGGACGTTAGCTACGCTCATGTTGTTGGTACCATTACCCAATCTATATAAGCTATTGATGACGAAATTGTATTATAGGTATAAAAAGCTATTGTTTCGCTTGCTGACACAGGATAAATAGGGTGGACTGTGTTCCTGATGTCGTTAAGCCCTGGGCCAATTGATCCACATGGGATGCTTGCTAGTTCTAGCAGCCCCATGATCTTTATAGAGCCAGCGGAGCCTGTGGATATAGATACTCCCGTAATGGCTCGGATACCAGTGTCCCCTGCTGCCAGGTGTGGATAAACTAAGAATGCCGAGTTTATAGTTGAGTTAGTTGGCAGAGTGAGCGTCGCAGTATTACCGGTGTTACCTGCCTGGTCGGTGTAAGTAATTGTTAGGACTGGGGTTGTGGCCGTTAGGGTAGTTGCTATAAATACGGCTACTGCGTTAAAAACACAAACTCCGCTGGATCCGCCGGCTGGGGTCTTGGTAGGCGCGCTTACTCCTGCTGAAAAGCTGTTACCTGATACGGTTAATGTTCCAAGATCATATTCAATAAAGGCAGCTAACTGAATAGCGGTGGCGGCAACTATACCTGAAAAGTCATAAGCAAAGCTGTCATCGACACTTGCATAGTTAACGAACGCCTGCGGCAACCGTTGCATCGTCTCGCTTCCACAGTTGGTTGTAGCCGCTGTAGTACCTGCCGATAGATAAGCAACCCAGGACTGGTACAGGGCGCCTCGGCTAACTGCCTGTTGATTAGCGGCTTCTAATGATAATAGTGGGTTTGCCATTATGCTTGATCTCCAACGTATCTTATAGAACCTTCCAGTCCGCCTGCGGCTGTACCACCAGATACGACTCCACCTATGACGGCACTAGCTGGCAG